ACCTGATTCGCAACAATGGCTACGCCGCCAACGCGGTCGAGTCCTGGGCGGGCAATGCAGTGGGCACCGGTATCAAACCCTCGTCGGGGATAGCCGATGCGGTGCTCAAGGACCGGGTGCAGCGGCTGTGGCTGCGCTGGACCGACGAGTCGGACGCTGAAGGGCTGACGGATTTCTATGGTCAGCAGCGCCGGGCCGCCCGGGAACTGTTCATCGCCGGGGAAGTGTTCTTTCGCATCCGGCCACGTCGGCCCGAGGATGGTTTGAGCGTGCCGCTGCAGTTGCAGATGCTCCCGGCTGAGATGCTGCCGCTCAATCACAACCAGCTGCTGGAGAACGGTCACCGCATCCGCCAGGGCATCGAGTTCGACCGCATCGGTCGGCGTGTGGCCTACCACTTCCTGCGCCGCCACCCGGGCGACATCACCGATCCCGGGTTGGCCGGGGAGACCGTGCGGGTGCCGGCTGAGTCGGTGCTGCACATCGTTGATCCGGTGGACGCCGGACAACTCCGAGGGGTGTCGCGGTTCTCTCCGGCGCTGGTGAAGCTGTTCTTGCTCGACCAGTACGACGACGCCGAACTCGACCGCAAGAAGGTCGCGGCGATGTTCGTCGGCTTCGTGCGCCGGCCCGAGCGTGACTTCGACAACGGTAATGAAACCGATGATCGGGGTGAGCCACTGTTGCCTTTGGAGCCTGGCCAGCTGCAAATCCTGGACGACGGCGAGGACATCACCTTCTCGACGCCGGCCGATGTCGGGGGTAACTACGAGAGCTTCCAGTACCGCACGCTCCTTCAGGTGGCCGCCGCCCTCGGACTGCCCTACGCGAACCTGTCGGCTGATATGTTGAAGGCCAACTACTCCAACACCCGGGCAGCGCTGCTGGAGTTCCGCCGACGCATCGAAGCCTTCCAGCATTCGGTGCTGGTGTTTCAGCTGTGCCGGGCGGTGTGGGCACGCTGGATGGATACAGCGGCGCTCTCGGGCCAGCTCGACTTGCCGGACTACGAGCAACGCCGCGCCGACTACCTGGACTGCAGCTGGCTGCCGCCCCGCTGGGACTGGGTCGACCCCTTGAAGGACATTCGCGCCGAGATCAACGCCATCGAGGCCGGGCTCAAGTCGCGTACTCAGGCCATTGCCGAGCGTGGCTTTGATGCTGCGATGGTCGATACCGAGATCGCCGGTGACCACCGGCGCGAGGACAGCCTGGGGCTGCGTTTTGGGCGCGAGCCTGCGTCGGTGCCGGCCCCTGCGCAGGCACCACCGCCAGCCCCCTCGAACTGAGGAATTCCCATGACCGATTTGCCTTACCTGGCGTCCCGCCTGTACGGGACGCCGCTCCTCGTTGCGCGCCCGAAACTCGAAATCATCCTCGGGGTGGTGGCCCGGAAGCTCGCGGGAGACACCCTGGCCACGCCACCGCCGGCCAACGTCGATGCCGGCATGACCGGTGGCCTCCAGAACCTGGAGGGCATCGCCGTGATTCCGGTCCTCGGCACCCTGGTGCGTCGCTCTTCCTATATTGGTGCCGCCAGTGGCCTCACCAGCTACCACGACATCGAGGCCATGGCTGAAGCGGCCTTTGCCGACCCAGAGGTCCGCGCGGTGCTGCTGGAAATCGACTCCAGCGGTGGCGAGGCGGGTGGCGTGTTCGATCTGGCGGAGCGACTGAGAGGTCTGTCGCAGACCACCGGCAAGCCGCTGTGGGCCATCGCCGACGAAGCCGCACTATCCGCCGCCTATGCCCTGGCCTGTGCCGCTGACCGACTCTGGCTCACCCGCACCGCCGAGGTGGGCTCGATTGGTGTGGTGGCTGTGCACGTCGACGAGTCGGTGGCCGATGCGAAGGCGGGGCTCAACTACACCTTCCTGCACGCCGGTGCCCACAAGGTCGATGGTCATCCGCACGCGCCGCTGCCAGCGCCAGTGGCTGCCGATATCCAGGCCGACATCGAGCAGCTGCACACGCAGTTCATCGCCTTGGTCGCCGGATTCCGCCGAGTCACGGTTGATGCCATCCGCGCCACCGAGGCCCGCGTCTATCGCGGTGAGGCCGCGCTCCAAGCGGGGCTTGCCGATCAGATCGGCACCCGCGCTGAAGCGATCACGGCCCTGCAACGCCAGCTGGCCATGAGTGCCGGTCGCAGCCTGCGCAACAAGGCTGCTTCGCTGTCGGCCATTCGTACCACTTCCCGATCCCAACCAACCCCGAAGGAGATCTCCATGAACGATCACAACCCCGTCACGCCATTGGACGACGCCCTGGAAGGTTCGACAGCGAACCCGACCCCGGTGCAGTCACCGCAAAATCCGCCGCTCGATGAAGCGGCCATCACCGCCCAGGTTGAGCAGCGACTGCGCAGCCAACTCGCCGAGCTGACCGAGATCGCCGCCCAGGCCCAACGTCTCGGCGTGACGGTCGATCCGGCCCAGGCCCTGGCCCGTGGCGTCACCCCGGACGCGCTGCGCCAGTCGGTACTGAAGCAGGCGGCCGAACGCGATGTGGCGCAAGACATCGTCGCCGAGGCTCCGCCGCAACCCCACACCAAACCCCAATCCGTCGCTGATAGCCCCTTGGTCAAAGCGGCCCAAGCCTATGGAGGTCGTAAATGAGCACACCTTTGATTTCCCCGTCGACGCTGGGTGACCTCATCAAGCGCGAGTCCGACCCGGACTACACCCGCGAGACCGTGACCCTGAAAGCTGGCACGGCTTACCCGCTGGGTGCCGTGCTCGGCCGCATCACCGCCACGGGCGTCTATGCGTTCTCGCCGGCCGCCTCGACCACAGGCATCGAGGGGGCCGAGATTGCCTCGGCCGTTCTGCTGCACCCGGTGGCCGCCAGCGACGCCGACACCCAGGCCGTCGTGCTTGCGCGCGGTCAAGTGATCGTCGCCGACCGTGCCTTGGCCTTTGATGCCTCGATCACGGATGCCGCCGCCCAATCCCTCAAACACCAGCAACTGGCTGCTCACGGCATCGTCGTGCGTCCGGTCGCTTGACCTCACTTCCCAGGAGTCTTGATATGACCGTGATCGTCAATCCTTTCGACGCCGGCGGCTTCACGCTGGCCGAGATGTCGGCCGCCATCCAGATGCTGCCCAACCCCTATGGCCGGGTCGGCCAGCTGGGGCTGTTTGCCCCGGAGCCGATTTCGCAGCGCAACGTCACCATCGAGTCCATTGAGGGCGAATTGCGCTTGCTGCCCGCAGTGGCGGTGGGTGCGCCGGCCACCGTCGGCACCACCGACAAGCGCGAGGTGCGCTCGTTTGCAGTACCCCACATCCCGCACAACGATGTGGTGCTGCCCGAGGAAATCCAGGGCATCCGGGGCCTGGGCCTCGCCGCTGGCGAAGACCCGCTGGTGACCGTGATGACCCGCAAACTTGCCCGGATGCGTGCGAAACACGCGCAGACGCTGGAGTACATGCGCGTCAATGCACTCTTGGGTATCACCAAGGATGGTGCTGGAAACACCCTCTACGACTGGCACGACGAGTTCGGCATCCAGAAGCCCGAGGTGGATTTCGTGTTCGGTGGCACCGAGGACATGGTCATCCACTGCACCCAGGTGGCCCGCCACATCGAGGAGAACCTCAAAGGCGAGATGATGACCACCATCCACGCCCTGGTCAGTCCCGAGTTCTTCGATGCCCTGGTCAAGCACAAGACCGTCAAGGAGGCTTACACCTTCTACCAGGGCACCGCCGGTACCAACCCGCTGCGCGACGATGTGCGCCGGGGCTTTCGTTTTGGCTCCATCCTGTTCGAGGAGTATTTCGGCACCGTCACCTTGGCCGACGGTACGCCCGTGCGCCTGATCCCGCCGCGCGAAGGGGTGGCGTTTCCGCTGGGTACGCTGGACACCTTCCGCACCTACTTTGCCCCGGCGAACTTGATGGAGGCGGTGGGCACTTATGGTCAGGAGCTCTATGCCCACCAGCTGGCGCGTCCGAACGGCACCGGTGTGGATATCTACACCCAGTCCAACCCGCTGCCGATTGTGAAACGCCCGGCGCTGACCGTGCGGCTCTTCTCGAACAATGGCTGGTGATCGTGATGGGAGGTGACCATGACGGTTTTTGGTGACCTGACCCAAGCCATGTCCGCCATCGTGCTCACCACCTTTGGTGAGCCGGTGGTGTTTCACATTGAGGGGCAAGCCGAGGCGCTGCCGGGCCGGGGCGTGTTCTCGGCGGCGCACCAGGAGGTGGATGCCAGCACGGGCGTGCCGGTGTCCATGGTCCAGCCGGTGCTGGAGGTGCGGCTGGCGGATCTGCCGGCCACCCCGACCGAGGGCGATGCCGTGACGGTGCAAGGTGTGCTCTACCTGATCGTCGAGGTGCGACCCGATGGGCACGGCTTTCTGAAACTGATGCTACACAAAGGGGGCGGCCATGAAGCATCCACGCACCCTGATCCGTGAGGCGGTGGCCGCGCGACTCATTGAGTCTTTGCCCAAGGTGGATGCGCGCATCACCGCTTCGCGCATCAGCATCCACCGCAGCACCCCGCTGTTTGCCGGCAAGCTGCCGGCGATCCTGATCTACACGCGCGATGAGCGCATCGAGGATCAGCCCCATGCCGATCCGGGACTGCGCTATCGGAAGCTCGAACTGTCGGTGGAAATCATCGCCAGTGGCGACGCCGCCGCCGAAGAGGCCGATGTGCTGGCGCAGGTGGTGGAGGCCACCCTCGATGCCGACGAAACCCTGGGCCTGCTGGTCGAAGGTACGCGCCTCACTCGCACCGAGGTGGATCAAGGCGGAGAGGGTGATACGCCGGTGCTGGCCGCTCGCCTGTCGTTCGAAGTCAGCTACTGGACCAAGCCTGTGATCGATGACGGGGTGTTGCCGCTGCAGGTGCTGGTCAGCTGGGTGCCGGAGATTGGCACTGGCCATGAGCACAGCTATCAGCCGGGTGGCACGCACTACCGGGAGCCAGGTTCATGAGCCAGCGCAACCTGCACCAGGACATGACCGAGGCCGAGCGGCGCATCAGCAATGTGGCGCTGATGGGGCAGGTGGTGGCGCTCGACACTGCCCGTGCCCGTGTGCGGGTGCAGGCCGGTCCCATCACCACCGGCTGGTTGCCCTTTGCGACGGTGCGTGCTGGTCAGGATCGGACCTGGCATCCGCCGGAGCCAGGGGAGCAGGTGCTGCTCGTTGCCCCGGGTGGCGATCTCAACCAAGCGGTGGTGGTCGGCTCGATCTACCGGGCAGACCATCCTGCTCCGGCCGATTCAGCGGATGTCTCGCGCACCCTGTTCAGGGACGGAGCGGTGATGGAGTACGACCGGGCGCAGCAACACTGGCGCTTGGCCGTGCCAGCGGGCGGGAAAATCGTACTGGAGATTGGCCCGACGCGATTGGAGCTCAGCGATCAGGGTGCGCGGCTGACTGCACCCCGGATTGATCTGAACTGAAGGAGGTCGCCATGCCCGCCGTCACTCGTCTCGGTGATCAATGCACCGGCCACGGCTGTTTCCCGGCACGCCCGAGTACCTCCGCTGCCGCCTCGGTGTTCATCAATGGCATCGCGGTGCATCGGGTGGGGGATGCCTGGGGAACTCACTGCTGTGGTCCCGCCTGTCACGCCAGCGTGCTGGCGGAGGGAAGCACCAGTGTGTTTGTAGAGGGTCAGGCCGTCGGACGCATCGGCGATCCGGTGGCCTGTGGTTCGAGCGTGGCCGAAGGGTCAGCCAATGTCTATGCAGGGTAATCAGCGATGCTCGGAATCAACGCCCAAACCGGCCAACCCCTGGCTGGCATCGACCATCTGCGCCAGAGCATCCGCGACATCCTGACCACCCGCATCGGCACCCGCGTGATGCGCCGTGACTATGGCTCACGCCTGCCCACGCTGGTCGACAACCCCATGACCCCGAGGCTTGCCATGGATCTGTACT